TGATGACTTAGGCCTCACCATATTCTTAGCAAGCTCCCACTTGAGAATAATATTAGTACCCATAACCATTACACCATCATACCATACATCAATAGTCTTTTCTATTTTTTCAAACTTTCCATCTTCCATCATTTCTTGTGGAGGATTAAAAGTGTCATCTTTTTCTATCATCTTAGAACCACCGCCTTCAAGTATTCTTTTTTTATAAACCATCTTTTTAGTGGTCTTATAATTAAAATACATAAGGGTACAAGTGTCTCTATAAAAAATATCATTTTCATAAAACTGAGCTACATTATAATAGTCATACCAGCTCTGGCTATATTTAGATATTTCTTCTAAGTCTTCACGAGTAAGACTAGGGTCTATCTTTAATAGTTCACCTATAGGAAGTGTTTTAATTTCACCCCAATAAAAACAATCTTTAAAATGTGGGTCTTCAGTATAGCTGTACACAACATTAGCTGGGTCTACATAAGATATTTGAACCCCAGCTCCAGGAAGAAACTCATGTTTTGCTACAGACATTCCTATAACAGTAGAGTCATAGTCTATCTGCTTACGAATATCATTATAATGATTTTCTGAAAACATTGTATCTATAGCTTCCTCTTCTGCAATTTCTATTGCAGGTTTGTAATTAAGGTTCATGTATAATGAAAGCTCTTCATCTGAAGAAGGCAAATCATCAGGGTCCATTATAAATGGGTCTACTCCTGTTTGCTCTTGAATAGTAGTCAATATATCTTTAGCAGCCATCTGGCCTTCAATCATATCTTGATACTTGCTTCTCTTAGCTTGTGATAATGCATCTTGAGCAAAAGCCTTAACTTTAAACTCTCTGTCCTGCATTCCGTTGACTACTATGTCAACAAACTTTGGAAGTATAGGAACGGGTGTCCAATCTAAATTTAGATAAGACAGGTCTCCATCAATTGCTAATTCGTTTTTGTATTTGGCTATGGACTGCTCGCCTCTAGCATATAATCGCAGTCTGTGAAAGTCCCGCCATTGATTATAATATCTACATTGGTTTCCATCTTTTTTAAACCATTCGTACTGAATAGCCTGTCCTATCTGTAAACCAAATTCGTCAGTTGCTTTTTCAGCATCTGAAACAAATTGACTTGGAAAGCCTGTAGATGCAATGTCTATTGTAACATCCTTCATCTATCTAATTAATTCACTTAAAGTTCCCTTATTTGTATACCTTGCAAAGTTAAGGTTTATTTTTGATTGTTTTTTCTCTACTTGGTACATATGCTTTTGTGTTGCCATGATTGCTAATCCAGAACTAATACTGGCATCAAACCTAGTTCTGTTGTTTATATCAAACTTAGCCCAGTCTTCTAATGTTCTGGTAAAGAGCATATTGCCCATCTCGTTTTGTTCTCTAAATGTTCCTTCTAAATCTAATCCTACATTTTTTTCTATGTATGATTCTATTGCAGCAGCGTGTGACTGTTTTACATCTTCAGAACTGTTAGGAATACCACCCAGCTCTTTTTCACTTTTAGAGAGTTTTGACTTATGTTTATCTGGTCTGTTTATAGAAAAAGGTCTATATCCTCTATTTTTAAAATGATATAACAATCTAGGCTTATTGTTTTCTACAAGTATAGGCATACCATAAAATACACAAGCCATAAGTACCTCTTCAAAAAATATTTCAGCTGTTTGTGGTCTCGCTACATACTGTAAAAAAAATTCATTTGCTGGAGCTTCTTCCATACTAAATGTTGTCATTCCATGTAGAGCTCCATTAGAACCTCCGCCACCTACAGTTCCTGATATGTCATATGAGTCACAACCAAAAGCACCTATATGCTCGTTCCCTGGATAATTTAACCCATTTCTTTTTATTACTCTATTCTGTAAGTTTTTTGAAGGAAACCATCCTATTAAAAACCTTCCTTTTTTATCAGGGGTAAAAATTACTTTGGTATCTTTTATACCATTCTCCCAATAAAACTTGCCTCGTGTTAGATGGTGCTGCATAATAAGCGAGTCATTGTAATCTATCTGCTGGTATATCTTAGTAAGATTAAAAAGCGATGATTTACTTTCATCTCTAAAGGCATGAGATTCTGTTCTAGGAAACTGACGATAAAACTCATTAAGAGCATCGGCATCGTGCTTTAAAGAGTCTACTTCCGCCTCCCAATAATTTATAGCCCCATTTGTAATCCACTCACCGTCAACACCTTTACGTTTTTCTTTAGGTGCTCTAAGAACTGGTTGTCCGTATACATCTATAAATCCTTCCATATTCATCTCCATAGGAATAAACAAAGAGTACATACCACTTTTGGTTTGACCGTTAGCGTTTCTTTTACTAACATCAGAATCTTCATAAAGCTTTTTAAAATTATTACCACCTTTATCTAAGGCATTAGAAGTAGAGCCCATTAAACACTTACCAATAATTTTACTACCTAATCTCAAACAAGTCTTAGTAACCCTCCAGTTGTTGAGAATGTTATTTGGTTTTATCCACTTACCACTCTCATCGTGAACAAGAAGTAATAGTTTTTCCCCATCATAAGAGTTGTCATCTGTATTTTTCCAATCAATAGTAGTGTCTAACCCAGTAAGCTCATCATCTACTACTTCATACATATTTTTTTTAGTAATCTTAGAGGCTGGTATTCTAAATGCAAGCTCAGTCTTAGGTTTGTCCATACCATCCTGAATAGGTTTAAAAAAGAATGGAAGCCTATTAGATATAGGCACTACCTTATCGGTAAACATTTTTTTTGAATCTGAACCTGTCTTAGACAATATCCCTACCCTTGAGTCTTTTGCAAGTGTTCCCGTGTTTACACACTCTGAAGAACCCATAAAAGAAAACCCAGAGCGTCTAATTTTTAGATAAACCATTCCAAAACTTCTTTTGTCTGCTCTACAAGCTTCCCAAAAAATATAAAAAATTCTATTAGCTTCTCTATAATCAGGATATCCTACATCAATTGTAGACCACTGTAAATACATATAGTGAGCTCCTGTAATATAAGTGGGTATTCCATTGTTCATAAACCAATGTCCTTCTTCTCTTCTATCAAACTCTGTCTCTATGTAATCCACCCATTTAGACTTAAATAACGAGGGCATTTCATTCCACTGAAATATAGATTGTATTTTAAAAAGCTCTTTTGATAATTCTTGACGCTCCCAATACTGCTCAGATTTAGAGGCAGAACGAGTAAAAGTTTTTTTAGGAGCTAACGGAAGACCTATCTTTAGTCCTGATATTTCTACCACTTCCCCTACCTTTCCGCTTTTAGATATACATATAAAGTCATATTTTTCATCATAACCATACTCCCAAGTTTTAGCTCTATTTTTATTAGATAAAACTCCCTTAGGTATGTATTCTTTTAATACCCTATATATACTATCTTGACCTTCTTTCTGCAAATCCTTGTTTTGTTTCTACCTTAGAATCAGTGCTGTTAGATATGTTTATGTTTTCCTGTTCAGCATCTATCTTATTCAATATATCAAAAGCATCAAATACTGCTAGTTTTTTTGTGGCTGCTGCATTTTTTAATCTATCAGCCGCCAACTCATCCTCAGGGTCGTGCTTGATAATATCTTCTTTGGCAACTTTGATAAGCTGCTCTACAGCTTTTCTGCCTGCTTCAATTATTTTTTTCTTTAGCTCTTCTGAGTTTGTCATCTTTTACTAATTTTAAAGCATATTCTAAATGATACTTTTCCCAATGTGCTCTATATTCAAATCCTCCAACAAATGTTTCATCACACTGACTACATTTAATAGTGTGCTTCATAACACCATTGTAATATGATGGTCAAACATTCTATATAATTTTTCTCCTTCTACAGTAAATTCATATTCAGTATCTGGTTGAAAAGTAACCAGGTCTCCTTCAGATAAACCTTTGCTTGACAAATATTTATTTATATACCTAATCTTACCCATAAGAGGTTCTTCCGCAAAAGGTTTGTGAATATATGATTCAGTAGAAGGTATGGGTTTAACAAAACAATATTTGTCATGACAATGCCACTTGTTGTTTTTGTTGTACATATAAAATTGCATACTGTCTACAAAAAACATATCGTCTTTAAAAAAACTCTTTCCACTTTTTTGACGACCCTTCATGTCATTATAAAATTTAAAAACATTGTGGTGTACTAAAAGTATATCTCCAGGCTCTATATCTCCTTTGTATCCTAGTGGAGTTGAAACCACTACCGCCTGTCTATTTGATGCTAGATGGTTTTCTTCAGAAGTGCTAGTTATAAAATCTATTCCACCTATCTCTTTAGAGTTGTCATATCTTTTTCCCATTATAGGTTTTACTATAAAATAAAAAGGTGACCTCATTAAAAACTAATGTTATATTCAACAGCTATAGGCATGGAAGAATTAAATTCTTTCCATAAAAATATTTCATCACCTTTTTGAATCCATATTTTTATTGAGCCTTTTTGCTCGTCTTGTTTTATTAAATGAATACTGTGTGTTCCTCCTAGTATTTCTTGACCTACTAGATAGTGCATTGCACTAGACTTATAATCTGGTCCTATTGATATCTTTCTAATATCCATTGCATTAAATTTATTAATACAAATATATAAATTATTTACCTGGAAATTTTACCCCTATCTTATCTGCCGTTCTAGCTCCGAAGTATCCGCAAAGTACCCATGTGAGGAGCGAAGCTGTGTCATCTGTCGGCAGTCCCATATACCATCCGCCAACATAAGAACAAACCAATACAGCAAGAGTAAGAGGGCGAACATTTCTTGCAAGCCAAGACTGGCTTCTAGAATCGGACACCCAACGCCTAGTTACCCCATCTATCTCGGCACGCTCAAGTTTTAATTTCTCAAGAGCTATTTGCTTGTCTGCCTCTGAAAGCTGACTGTTTCCAGATATAAGCTCTGATATAACATTTCCGGGCAAAAAAGCATCTCCTACAATTCCAAGTATTGAAGGGGCTTTTTCAATAAGAAATTTTCCTACTCCTGTTTCTTTAAATGGTTTTTTATTCTTACTCATACAACTCTATATGAAGTTTTACCATTAATCTTTTCCGCCCGTAAACATCTTTTTCTGTTTTCGTCTTCTGAGATATAACTTACATGAATCCAGTCTGGATTTGTATCATCTCCAAACTCCCATATAAGCTGGTCAAAATTTAAATTGTTTTTTATAAACTCATACATTTCAGCATTTGTTTTATGCCCAAAAGTATCATCCAGGTCCATCGCCCTACCTTCGCAATGCTGCGACCTAGAACTTCCGCCCAAAACAGAGTTTAATTTTTCACAGCGGAACATACTTGTAATCTTTATAGGACCACCTACATATTCTCTAAGAGGCTCGAAAACATTATGAGCAACACCAACCATATTAGAAACTTGATAACCATCGGGTGTATTGTTTATATTTAACCTTGTCGCCGTATTCGACTTTATACTTTCTTTATAAGAAATATGTTCACTTATTCTTTCCATACATTAAGTACCATTTGTGAATTGTGTAACCAATTGATACTAAAAGTAATAAAATTTTTAAAATCACATCTATATGTGTCATAGAAATCCCTAAGACTAAACTATTTATTCCCAATATTTTTATATCGTTAACTGACATTGCTGTTTGGTTTAACTATGTGGTATACCACATTAATATCTAAAAGTGCGCTATTTGTTTGTATATATTCCATTATGCTATTGCTAAATATATGTAAGTTTCTCCACTTCTATTATATGAAGTACCATCACCA